AAAGTTGGTGAAGTGCCAATAGGTGCGTTTAAGTCAATAACAGTAAACGTTGCCGAGAACGGAGTTACTAAGATGGGGGTAAACGCAGGCTGAGTTAAGTTCTGCGGATTGGACAGGGTCAGAGACCCGGCTCCAGCATTCGCACCTGATGCTATGTCGACCTGTTTTTGTAGCGTGCCTGCAGCAAACTGCACGGTGCCCGTTGTTGGGTTAGTTGTGATGCCGGTTACAGTCCAGTCGACGGACACTACGTCGGGCGTAGCTTCGGACAGGTTTATGTAAAAGCTGGAAATCTCGCCTGCATTGCCTGTGTACGTCGAAGCGTCCAGGCTCATGCCTACAATCGGTGCTACTACAACCGCTGTTACTACAAACGCTGCCGAAGAGTTATCCCCGTAAACAGGGGTAGGTCCAGGAAACTGGTTCTGAAGATTAGACAACGTCAGTGTCCCGGCCTCGTCAGTGGCGAGCGACCCTGCCGTTACCAGGATAGTCTGCGACCCGTTGCCGCGATCGAACGTAACTGTGCCTGAGCTGGGTACTACCGTAGCATCGGTGATAGCCCAGTCGACGGATATGACTTGGTCAAAGCCGGCATCACGGGTGACCGTGAAGGATAGTACTGTCTCTTCAAGACCTGAGTAGGAAGCCTGGTCCAGGGACACAACGCAGGATACCGCCGAAGCAGGCGGTATCCTGGGTGTGATTATCACTGTGGCCGTATCTGTCATAAGTTCCAGTCTGCCAGACTTTGGGTATATGACTTGGTCTTTACCGTGTGTCTGACGGTCAGTCCACTCCTTCTTACGAAGTGCAATGGTAGCCCGTTGCCTCGGCCCGTCAACTGGAGGAGACGAAACAACATGGTCACCGTCCCGTGGCATCTTAGGTCAAGGTAAAGATGCCAGCCGTAGCGAACTGTACTGTCAGCGTATTGCCGGTAGTAACCGAAAACTCAGATGCACTCAAACGTGACCAGCAAAGCAGATGTCCAGAAGTTACTGCGCCAACTGAGTTGTGGATGACGGCAAACTTGATAATGCTAAGATTCGCGCCACTGGCTGTAAAGACAATATCGTCTGCATCCCACTTAACTGAAGACGGATCACCGGCAATCGTCCAAGCGACGTTTGTAAGTGTACGGCCACCAGCGACATAGCCGCCAGCAACTGCGATCTCAGTATTAACTTCACTAGCAATTGACAGCGTCGCGGTTGATGCATTAGATGCAGCGGAGTGCAGCTGCATCTTAAAGATGCCAGCGTCCAGCGGGATAGTGTTGTTACCTATCTTTTTCTTTGCTTCGTTGTAAAATTTCCAGGCTGTAGCGGCCATAGTTCTATTCCTCGTTTTCTTCCAGGGCACTAAGCGCAGCGCCAGTATTTATAATATGGGCAATGAGCCCATCACCTTTTACATTTAAGCTGATCTCATCGCCAAACAAGTTAACCATGCCCATGAACTCTTTTGCTTGCGAGTACATCCAAGCATCGCACATGAACACTTTGCCCCCCACAGACACTGGGAAAGCAGATCTTTTATAGTCGTTCTCCGGTTGCGCGTAAGCGTGGTGCTCACTGTCTCTATAGCAACTGTCAAACCCATACATATGAATCTTATGGAAGCCCAACATGCGTAGCAAGCAAAGGCCCCGCAAAGTTACTGTGGAACCTCCAGGGCAAGGGAACCAAATTTCATAAAGCTCATCTAAAAGCTCCGTTATCTCAGCCGCCAGTCCAACATGCCAGATGTACGTTTGGTCTAGCGGTAACCCCTTAAACACATCGGGGTGAGCCTGGGACGCAATCATGTATTTGCAGTCATCTACTACTGGAGTGACAAAACGCTCGTTAAACTTGCGGGCGTCAATTACCATTTGCATCGAGGGCTTCATGCCGTTCTCGATAGCCCAGTTATAGGTGCCGTTGGTTGTTATCAGCGGCATGCCTTTAGCACGTAGCTCTTTGATCTCGTCGGTGTAATCGTTCAGTGATGGACCGCCGCAAATCATCATCACTTCTTTGTCTTGGAGAGGGTGTGGCTCAATCAGCTGGTACTCTGTTTTCGCATTCTCCCTCATGTTCTTGAATACTTTCTCAAGCTCGGTGTTCACCTGACCTTCGAATTTAACGTCCTCTAAGCCAGCCCAGGAACTAACGTAAAGCTGGCAAGCTGCTCCTGCTTCGTCTCCACGCGACCAGTGAATGGCGCAGTTGTGCTCCCTGAACTTCTTCACCCACCATTCGTAGGGCTTGACGGTCAGATGAAGTTCTTCGCCTACCTGTGCGCCGCATACATCATCCTGGCAGGAAATCTGAAAGAATACGTGGTTGGCAGACTGCAGGATGTTGCTGAGGACCAGGTCCACTTCGTTTGGTGGTAAATGCTCCATCACGTCGGTGCAATAGCCGTACGCGGCTTTTACTTTAGGTTTTTTGGTGAGGTCATGCTGTATGAACGAAATACGGTGCGGTTGCGTAACGCAGGCGTTAGCGACTTCTTCGTCCAGCGCATTTGCGGCAAAATCCAGCATCGTTACTTTCATCTTCCCAAACAGTGCTAGCATCAGCGCGCCTCGGCCTGTGCCGCAGCCAAAATCTATGACGGTGCTATCTGGTAGTGGTTTTGCTTGTGAGAGGAAGGTTTGTGCTACTTCTTCGCCGGGAGAGACTTGCCGATAAAAATCGTGCTCCCACATCTTTTCATACTTCGCTTGTTCTACAGAACGTATAACAACTTCTGGTGGGTGCCCTACAGCACCCGCTTTTGTTTGACTCATTGCCTTTGCTCCTTATACGGTTACTGAAAGTTCCCGCATAGTGGTTGCCATAATTATTTCAGATACTTTGTTTTTTCCTTTCAAGATAGTTACAAACTTCTCTCCTCTAAATCCGCCTGGTAATCTGAAAGCGTCTATTGAGTGTACTACTTTGGTATAGCGTTTTACATCGTCTACATAGAACTCCGCAGTCACCGGGTAGTCATCTGCAATCAGTTTTGCGGACGACATGTTTACAGAACGCGGCGTATAAGTAGGCTTGGACTTCCATGTGTATTCCAGCTGATCGGTAGACTCGTCCCACTTCTCAATCTGGTCGTTTATGATCAAATACAGGAGGTCTTCCTCCAAATCTTTGTATCCGCCTGTGGCGAACCGATCTATGTAACGTACGCCGGCGGCTGGATCAAATGGATCTATAACGAAGGCGCGAGTTACTCCGCCGTCGTCGTAAAAGCACAGGTACAGCTGTTCCCAGTTATATGCCTCAAAAGACGTCGGCACTAATTCCTGCCATTGATCGCGCCTGAAAATACCCGAGGTAGCATTAGTAGCGCCGTCACTACCCAAGACGATCAGTCCGTCAGGGCTGGGGTAGGCAATCGCTGCGCCGAAGTCGACGATGCCTCGCTTAGCGACGCATGCCTGTTCTATCTCGAGCTCCACCAAAGACATGGCGCCTGGGTCAGAGCCGATGGCTAAGTAAGGCCAGCCTTTCGTAACGATAGCTACTGTGTTACCAAAAACGCCGACTCCTACAATGTCGTACGACGTTACCAGGCGGTAATCGATCGGCCAGGCGTGAGGAGCGCCAGGCTCAGAAAATGCCAGCGTATTACCGAAAAACCCTACCAGGAATCCTGCTGGGTGCTCTTTTACGCCAGTAGTAGCGCTGTTAGGTGGGTCGTACAAATCCGTAGGTATAACTTCTGCGAGGCTGGCCGATGGAATGCCGTCGTTGTAACTTGTACCCGAAACCTGCCGTACCTGGCCTTCATCGATGTACGTTTTGTAAGCAGTGCCGTCGATGCCTAGTAGGGAGAAGTTTGTTGCGTCAGTGACCTGCACAACGTAGCTGTTGCCGTTCAGCTCGTCCATACCATGCGCTACGGCGGCTGTGCCACCTGAGACGTACGTTACAAAAGCGCTGCTATCGACACCCGTCAAATCAAACCTGTTCTCATCGACGTAGACAATTACAGTACGTGTGCCGTCCAGCTCGTCCATGCCATTGCCGCCGCCAAGATTGCTAAGCTCTATGGTCTGCCCGTTAACGAAGCCATGTCCTGACGCTGTTACCCTGCAAGGGGATGCTTTAGATATACTTGAGATATTAACTGGCGTCTCGCTGCCTAGTCCAAGAAACGTTACTTCCTGTCCGTCGCTAAAACCATGCAAAAGCGTAGTCGTCACAGCTACCGGGTTTGTATTCGTGATAGCTGTAATCGAGCTTGTCGCCTGTGCTACCGCAACTTCTGACACATACTGATAATTAGTGCCACCTGTAGAGCCAGTATTAAGTCGGTAGATGCGCCTGTGCGTGATGTTGTAGTTACCAGACAAAGAAGGTAATCCTTCCAAAAGCACCGTCTGCCCGTCACGCCATTCGATTTGATTAGTCGGCGGCGAAGGTGGTCCCTCCGCTCCCCAGCTATTGACGAAGGTACATACGTAGTACCGAGTTTCGGGTACTTCCTCTTCATCGTCAGCTGTACCAACCAATGTGGCTGAGAATCCCTGCGTCGGTGCCGGCACGTCCAGCCTGTAATACGCTGCCGGGTAACCACCGGCGCCTACCAGTGTCGCATCCGTAACACGTAGTTCAGAAGCTGCGGGGTCGGCATAGATCAGGCGCCCGTATTGGTCGTTCTCTATAGGGTACGGAACCCAATCAACATCAGTAGTAGCCTCTAGCCACACAGACTCTGAGTACCGATGTAACGATATTGGAGAAGATAACGTAGTTGGCTGGAGGTTCTCCGTATCACGAACTGCCTCAAGTGCGCCGGTATCCAGCCTGCAGTTCAATGCAGTCTGTGCGGAACCTTCGGGCAGTAATCGTTTGTGGATGCGCGGTAACTCACCCCTGAAGCCGCCTATCCTGATAACTGACATAGCCTATATTCCGCCGTATTTTACTTTCCGTCGTACGCCTGTCTGAAACTCGTCTGCCGCTTCGCTGCGTGCAGCAGGGATAGCGGCGCGAAACAGCCCCTCATGGAACTGAGCCAGGTTTGCGTCAGTCCAGGGCTTGCGGGGTATTAAGTACAACCGGCCAAGCGCGCCGTTTACCAGCGTCTCGTCGTACTTGTTAAGTACAACGTCGTCGACCGCTGTAGCCGTCAGCTTAGGTTTAACTGCTACGCGAATGTTGTACAGCGAAGCTGTGGTCTCAGCCGGCACCGGAACGAAGCGTATGGTGTTGTTCCCATCCAGGATGTACCACTTGGCGTTTAAGTCGGTCTCGCCGCGCCAGTTAGACGTATTCTGGTCCAGCCATATATAAGTGCTTGCCGCCACTGGTTGGCCACCGCCTGAGTTTTTTACTGAGATAATGTCTACCAGCTCGGTGTTTGCTGGCAGCAGGCCGGCCAGATTGACCGTAGCAACGTTCGCTGTGACCGATACCGTTATATCTACGCGCCAAGAGCGTGAATCTTCGCAGAAGATACGTGCCGCGCGGAGCAATTGGCGCTCAGCAACGGACGATGTAAGTTCAGGTATTGCGGCTCGCACGTCGGGTACAAGCGTATTAATCGCGCCCATCAGGATCTCCCTGGTTCGATTAGGCCATCAGTCGCGTCTTTGTAGCCTATCCCCATTAAAAACGCTCTGTAAAATGCCGTTGCTCGGCCCAGCTCAGCGGACGCATCCTCAGTGTCCTTACTGAAGCTCCTATACATAATGTAGTCTATCAATGAGGTGGCGTACACATCGGCTATGCTGATGTTGCCACTGATCGTCGCGTCACTTGGTACTGCGTTATAGACCACTTCCAAAAGCGACCCAGCCGCTTGCGGAGGAGATACCTCAAATTGAGTTGGGTTCCGCTCGTCGTAGAAGTATACCTCAGCTGTGCCTGTCGCCGCTCCGCGCCAAGTGTTGTCCAAAGCGTCAAGTATCGCGTAGTCAGACAAATGGATAGCCGCGCCATTGGATACGTTTTTTACAACGTCTACCAAGCGAATCGCATTTGCCGGCAAGGACTGTACCGTGCCGCTCACCGCCGATACATTGGCGCGAAGTACATACACATCCGTTGCGGGACCAGACGCTGCCGCGCGCTGCCCATCATTGAGCCATTCTAGGAGTTCTGATTCTTCCCAACGGACATACTCTTCGTCATTCAGTAACGCTGCTGCTCGGTTCAGAATGCTCCGTACTGTCGTCGCCATCTATCTCTACCTCATGCAAAGCCTCGGAAAAGGCTCGCTCAACGTCTTTGTTCGTAAAGTGGAAGTCTACTAGCTTTTTGACTGAGGCTGCACGGGGCAACCCGACTACCGTGAAATCTGCCTTGTTACCTCTGATAATTAGCGTCCTGCACGCCTCGATCAGCCCTGCGCTAATCACTTCTTCCTGGGGCGGACCTGGCTCTTCTGCCGGCGGCTCTAGTTCCAATGGTCCTTCAGGAACCATCCCGTGCGTAAGTGCCGCGTCAAATAGCACACTCGGGATAACGCGCGTTTCTCCAGCTTCAAAGGAAGCGCACATGGAGCCATCTGCAGATACTATGCGCGTAGCTGCCGCCGCTGTAAACGCTGCTGCCTTCTTTGTCTTTGATAATTCCATGAAAACACCTTTTAGTTAAAAAAATCCCCCACCGAAGTGGGGGAAAATGGTGGTGCGAGATTAGATTGCTGTATCTACGCGCAGTACACCGAAGTCTTCGACAACGGACGTTCCGCTGTAAATACTTTTGAACGTAGGCTTCAGCAGACCAAAGATCTTGCCGATTGATACGCCGTGCTGGTTACCGTAGTCAAACGTCTCTTCGTCCCAGTATGGGAGTCCGATGTCTGCCATGCCGAGTGCTTGCGCACCGCAGAACAGAACTGCTTGACCAGGAACCGCGCCTGAACCCCAGGTTGCTGAGGTCGGAACATGACGGAACTCATGGATGATCAAACCATCCTGAGTCAGCATGCTGCCGCTGAACAACGGGTTAGCCGCGCCACGTGGACCGGCATTCTGCAAGTTGGCCAGGAACGTAGAGTCCTGCTTCAACTTAGCAATGCCCTGCGGAGACATAAACACATGATAGTACTCAGCGCCACCGGGACCTTTAATGCCACGGATGTACTGATCTTTCATGAGTGCTTTTGTCTCTACCAACATCTCCCAGCTAGGGGTGTCAGCCGCGACGATCGCAGTGTTATCACCAGCCGAGAGGCCATTGGTAGCGTCCCATTGCCGCCAGCGTGTTACTGACGGTGCCGAAACATCGCTAGCAAAAGCCAGGTCGTTAAGGTTACGTCCAGTAGGCGCGACCGGGCGGGTTACGCCGTTGTTATTGATCGTGTACGCAATGCCCGCGAGGGTACTGAAACACATCTGATCGATACGATCCGCTAGCCAGTAGGCCAGAATGTCTTTAGAAGTGCCTCGGAAATTAACGACAGATCTCTGGTCAGCCATTCGACCAGCGAGACGGTTAGCGTTACGCAGTTGGTCAATTGTAATGACCTCGTCGTAAGCCTTGATAGCCTCTTCATTGTTTTCCATCGTGTAGTCGCCCATAACGCCGTCCCCTTCCAGGTCCGCAACAAGCGTCAAGACAGCTTGATCACCCTTCTCACTTTTGGTGAGTTCGGTGATTCGCTGAATCATGCTGTTGGGTCCCTTCCCGGTGAACCGCATTGCAAACGACGCATTCCGAGCCGCTGCCCACAAGTCGCGAGACCATACGGTCTTCTCTTGTGTGGTTAGGGCTGTAAAATTTGTAAGCGCCATTGAAATAGCTCCAAGTTAAAGGATTAAAGAAACACCGTAGTTATCGGACTACTCAACCGAAAACAGTATATCCCTACCGGAGGGCCAGGCTCTAACACGGCTTGGACGCGAATCTGGACTGTAGCCGCAAATTCACTGGGGCCGCAAAGAGTTCTACAAAAGATCTCCGCGCGCGCGTCGTTTCGTGGACTCTGGCAGCGAGTCAAATTCCTCATCCGACATCGACATGATGTCAACGCGAGGCTCGTCACCCGTACCTGCGGCCCGGCTTTCCATGGATGGAGGCTGTGAATTGGATACAGCAGCCTTCTGCTTAGGGTTCGACTTCTTTATATTGACCACGTTGTCGGCAGTCTCCTCTGTGCCAGAGTTGTCGTCTGGCCGTATCAAATCAT